TTATCCATATAAAGTTGGTGTGTATTATGTGAATGACGTTGATGGTGATACCTATATTTTTAACCAAACAGAAAAAAACTCTACGCCAGAAGATATTAAAAATGGTAAAGTTGATGTGTATACTAAAATAAGTCCTAAAAAAGGTAGATTGGTTATATTCGATGGAGATGTTTATCACTCTGTAGGAAAGCCTAAAACCGATCTTAGATGTATTATTAACTACAATTTCACCATAGGCTAAATACAAATATGAGCCCTTCGTTATGTGTCTGATGAGTAAATTATCACACCCATAACGGAGAGAAAAATGAAAAAGATATTCGCAGCGCTATTTGCGCTGTTTGCATTTACATCAGTCTCATATGCAGACCAAGCACTTATTATCGACGCAGGTTATAGCACAGTAACACAGAACGTAAAAGGTCGCCTCGAAGCCGCTGGCCATACAGTTACTGTAACTTCCGACGTTTCATTAATTCCAACAAGCACTGGATCCTACCAACAAGTTTGGGACCTAAGATATTCTGCAGCTCTCACTTCTGGTGAGCAAACAAGCTATCAATCATTCATTACAGCTGGTGGTTTCGCTTACTTCGTAACTGAAAACCCAGGATGCTGTATGGCTCGTAACAATTCTGTTGCAGCTCTTGTTACTGCACTCGGTGGTGGTTCGACACAGATTGGTCCAGGTTGGGCTAATAATATCGAAACAAATATGAACACCACATACATGACAAATGGTATCACAGTTAACTATGCTGCTGTTGCTGCTATCGTAAACAGTCAAGGTATTCCACTTATTGGATCTGGTAACAGTGTTAGTGGTATGTCATGGATCGGTAGAGCTGGAGCTCTTGGTCAGGGTGTAACTGGTACAATCATTACAGTTGCTGATACTAATTGGCTTGATCAATCTCGTTTCGTTGTTGGTGGTACAACTGCTCAACAGCAGAACGTTCAAGCTCTTGACGACATCATTCGTGGTGTTGTTGCTGGTACTGTTGCTGGTACAATTAGTTCAAGCGGTAACGGCGCTGGTGCTACCAATGGTAATTCTGGTGGTGGTTCTCCTCCACCTCCAACTGTTGTTAGCTCTGCTGCTGGTACACCAATAACATCTTCTACAACAACTTATGGAAATGCTACTGTTACTAATGTAATCGCTGACACAAGAACAAACAGTGGTAAAAATATTGTTATTACTAGAACAACTACACCAATAACAACTACTCCATATACATTAACAACTACTACAACACCAACAACTGTTGATACTTACAGCGATGGTTCTACTGTTACTACAAACGGAACTCCAGTTGTAACAACTACTAATGGTGATATAATTACTGTTGGTCAATCTTCATCTCAATCAGATAGCGTTTCTGCTGTTGGTATGAAAGATCTTATTGCTTATAGAAACTTCAACCCATTCCTTGTTGATGCTTTATCAATTAAAGATGGTACATGGGCGACTCCTAATCTTGGTTATGCCAAGCTAGGTGGAAACATCAGAAGCACTGGCGCTTCTATGGGTTATCAGAAAACTGTTGATAACAACTCATTCGGTTTCGCTTTAAGATACGAAGAAGGCAGTGGCCATAATTATATCAATACAAAGTCTGATCAATCAGCATATGCTGGAACTGCTTATTTCCTAACTAGACAAGAACATGTTTGGGTTAAAACATCTATCGGTTGGATCAGCAGCAATTATAGCTCAACAACATCAATACCATCTTTCAATCTTAGCAACAGTAATAGTGCTAAACAGAATAACGTATATGGTGATGTGACAATCTATTCAGCTAAAGACTTTAAAGGGTTTAGACCTCTGTTTGGTGTAACTGTACAAAATGCTAATATAAGTTCTGTGAAAGAAAGTGGATCTTCTCTTCTTTCAACAGCTCCAGAAAAAGGTGCAATCAATGAAGCCAGACCATATGCTGGTGTTCGTTATGACTTTAATGATTGGCTAGGAGCAGAAACTAGAGTCACACATTCTCAAGACTTTAAAACTGTTTCACAAAACAAGTTGAGTGTTAAGAAGGCTATTACAAACAATGCCTATATAGAATTGGGTACTGGATTCGACAGAGGATCTAACTATACAGCAGGAACTGTTTCTGCAGGATTGAAAGTATCGTTTTAATATTTTGAGGTTTTGTTATGGTTGAAATAAAAGGATTATTTCCGACGGCTCTATATGTTGCAGAATTAAAAAACATAATGCCGTCGGAAATTAAAAAAATTATGTCCATTTATGAAGATAAAAATAAATGGAAAACAAATATAAACAATAACTTTACGTCAAAAGAAACTTACGTTTTTAATAATGTATTGGGTGAAAATTCATTTTTAGTAAATCAAATACAACATCACATTAATAGCTATTGTGAAAACATTTTAGGGGAAACTCCAGCGTTAAAGCCAACACAATCTTGGTTAAATTTTAACCCTCCTGGAACAAGTCATCATAAACATTGTCATGGAAACAGTATAGTTAGTGGAGTGCTTTATTTTAAAACAACACCTAAAAGTGGTGCTTTGGTTTTACATAAAAGAGAATTTTTTACTATTAAAAATTCTACAGTAAATAATACTACTTTCAATAATGACATATATAGAGTTTTCCCCAAAGAATATACATTAATTCTTTTTCCCAGTTCGCTCGAACATTCTGTTGACGTCAATGAATCAGAAGAAACTAGAATATCTCTTGCCTTCAATACATTTTATAGAGATACGATAATCGGAGACGAATTTAATTTGACAGGGTTGAAAATATAGTGTTGACTTATATTAATTCTATAGTATAATAATACTAGAAGCTAGAGCTTCTCTTTTTCCTAAATATTGTATTAAGGGTTTTACATCATGACTTTTCGTGAATTAGTATGTGTTTTGTTATGGTGTAATTGGATGGCTTTGATCGCATTATCAGTCGTATTAGCCTTCCATTTTTGGCAGTGAATATCGTTAACAACTAAGGAGTAAAATAATGCAAAAGACTATCGTATCGGCGCTCGCTCTTATTGCGTCGGTGGCTGCAGCTTCGGCTACAGACCTTCCAAGCAAGTCTGCACCAGCTGCACCAGCTGCTGTAAGCTCATCAGCTTCACAGTATTATGTTGGTGGTAATGCTGGTTGGGATTCCAAGAGTGACCGTGCCTATTCGGTTGGTGCTGTTGCTGGCTGGAACGTCCTACCGTTCTTCGCAGTAGAAGGTACATACGACCTCGGCAGATCTGACAGTAAGACTCGCGGAGATTGGAATTACAGCAACACTTTCGCTGTAAACGCTGTACCACAGTACAAGGTTCCTGGTACTGACGTAACCGCCTACGTATTGGGTGGTGTTGGTTATCGTTGGAATACTGTTTCTACCATTGCGGACAAGTCCGTTTATAACTGGGGTGGTGGTCTCAAGTACGAACTCACTAAGAGTTTCGATGTTGATGCTCGCTATCGTAGAATCGATGCTATTGAAAGTAAATATCGCAATAGCACATCAGCTGAAGATCGCGTCACTGCTGGCGTGAACTACAAGTTCTGATATGAAGAAGGCGGGATTAGTTCCCGCCTTTTTTATTGCCTAAAGATTTCTAACACTCGATTGACATATTGTGAACGCTCCAGTTTAAATACTTGGGGCGTTTTTTCATCATCAACTGTTATAATGATTACAATTTGTGGAACAGCAATCTTATAGATCCATTCAAACATCATAGCATAACAAGTGGCTTGGATAAAATAGTTTTCAATCCATTCTGCTTTCTTCATTTTCTTAGATGTTTTAAAGTCAATGATAGAAAGAACACCATCATATTCAGCTACAAGGTCAGTACGCCCTGCGCATCCGAGAGCTTTCGAGTATAGAGGAATCTCAACACCAACAATATTGTCAACGTGATTATCTAGAATTTGTTTAATTGGCTTGAACGATTCTACGTTGATTGGCATTTCCTTTTCACCATAAAACTTCTCTTCATTAAGAACATATCGTTCTGCGATAGAATGAATAGCAGTTCCTCGACGAGCAGCTTGAACGGATATTTTCTGTGCTTCTTCTTCGCCAACTCTTTTCTTCCACTCCAGTAGAGCAGTTTTGTCTGTACGCTCTCCGATAATAGTTGTAACAGACTTTAGCTTTGTCACACCATCAGGTAGAACGTAATGACGCTGACCATCGATCGTCTCGGTGGTCAGCTCAACAGTTGGTACGAATTTATGATTGAAGTATTTACGCAACAATTCTCAGTTTGTCCTTTTGTATAATATAATCCTTCACCATCGCACTTCGGACAATATCATGTTCGTTGAAATCAATGAATGTAAACGACTTCAATCTTCTAATAATACTCATGAAGTCAACTAACCCATTCTTCTCATGTTCTCTTGTGAAGTCTGATTGACGGAAGTCTCCACAAAAAATAATCCTACAGTTTTTACCAACTCGAGTTATGACAGAGTCTAACTCGTGTAATGTCATGTTGGCAATCTCGTCAACCACAATGATGCAATCATTAAGAGTAATACCACGTATAAAAGATGTGGAGATAAATTCAACCAAATTCTTGGACTTAAGATACTCATAAGAATCTGAGCGACCGAAGAGCTCTGTGCAGATGGCGTAGTAGGGTGCTTCATATACCTTTGCCTTTTCTTTTGAGTTACCTGGAAGAAACCCCATGTCTCTGGTCGGAACAACGCTTCGAACAATAACGAGTTTCTTATATGGACTACTTTCAGATAATATTTGGTTTAGTCCAAGATACAACGACACGAAACTTTTACCAGTGCCAGCTATTCCGTGAAGCATCAAATTTTTACCACTGTGATATGCTTCGAAAGATAGTTTTTGATTTTGTGTAAGAGGTTCTATCGTTTTAAGATTGAAGTTTAATTTCTCCTGATTATTTACCTTTTGATTCGTTTGTCTAAGAATACGTTTTTCTTTTCTTGTAAGTCTCTTAGTATCCATTATTACCCTTCAAAAATTATTAATGGTACTCCTCTTCAATCCCTTAGAATTACCCTTCTTAATATGCTTCAACAGATCACGAAAACCTGCATCTGGTTTTTGCAATCCTCTGCCAGAATGGATCATGGGTGCACCATTTACGAGTTGAGTTATGTGTTGGTTATTTTTCAAATACTCATCTAGAGCTGAGATAGTCATAAACTCCTCAAACTCTTCGCCAGTTTCATTATTTAAAAACTTATATGTTGGCATCAACGTGACCTTGAATAGTTTTCGTCATCCCAAATTTCATCTTCAATGTCCATTGGATCGACGCCATCTTCTTCGACAAGAGCTGAGATGTCTTTGGTGCGAAGAGCACGCTCAACTCTTTTTTCTTTACGCTTATCAACAAAATTCTTAGGATTATTGCTGTAATAATCCTCGTCGTCATCGTGAGAGAAATCGTTCTTACGAAACTTTTTAATTTGCTGCTTGCTCATTCGGAATAAGTCCTGGAAGTCCCTTGGTTACATGTTCGAGAGTAATGCCCTTGATTGGTTTCTTGTCCTTAATGGTACAAAGAAGTTCAGCATCCTTTGGGGCAATGTTTTCGAGGAGCTGAACAAACATAGTTTCGCGCTTCAACTGAGGGAGATCATCATAGAATCCCTTAATGTAATAGCGAAGTTTTTCTGTTTCTTTAATGAGAATATGTTCTTGATCGACAAGATCATTTGGCTTATATGGAGGCACTCCAGGAGGGAGCATCCAAACAACATTTGGATCATAACAAGCTTGCAAAATAATACGAAGTGGGAGACTATCATTAGCAGCCAGCGCATCAATTTTTTCTTGAGTACGCTTTAATCTACCCACTTTTTCCAAAAATTCAGCCAAACCAATTTGCATTTTAAAACTCCGATATATGTTCAGTTAGATTTTTAAGACGATTAGAAATAAAATAATTCATAAGCTTGGAACGATCTTTTCCTTCTTGGGCGTTATATGAATCCATTACCTTGTTATGTATATCATCTGGCGTGTTGCGCAGATCGATTAGTTTAAGATTGCGCATATAATTACGAGCAAGTGGATGATCAAACTTACCAGAAAGTCCAAGCTCAATTAATGCATCAATTTTCTTTTGTGTCAGTGGCTTCTGGCGTTCGCCGACAACAAAGCAATTATCAGAAGAAAGTACGTTAGGTATGCCATCTCCGCTATCTCCTTTTAGGATATGTTCTTCAAGATAACGAGTTGGATCGTTATGTGTAATCCACTTCTTTCGAGTAGGATCATATTGTCTCACATTACCATAAGTGTGTAATTGTATAAAGTCCTTATCACCAGAAAGTATAAGGATTGGCTCACCGCCAATAGCTGTGCCAAATTCTTCAACAAGAGTACCGATAATATCATCTGCCTCTGCTGATTCAATATCAATAACTCTGTAGGGAAAATAATCTTTAAGTTCTTGGCGAATTTTGTTCATGCATTCGAAGATAGCTTTCCAGTCCATCTCTGATGCTTCTTGATTCTTTTTGCGGTTGGCTTTGTAATACGGGAAAGCTTGGCGACGCCAGTAGTTGGTATTGTCGCAAGCGATAACCATTTCGCCATAATCTGCGGAAAACTTAGTACGGTAGGAACGAAGAGAGTTTAGAATCATATGGCGAACCATATTCTCTTCAAGTTGTGCATTAGTGTGATTGCCCAACTGCATAAGCAAATTAGAAAGCATCACTTGATTCAAGTCAACGATAATCACAAGTCACCTATTGTTTAGTAGAGCTGTTCTTCAATTCGATATTGATTGAGTCAGCTATTCTCAAAGCTCCAATTTCTTCTGCATCTGGAGCAAATACATTCTCAGCAATCTGCTGGAATGGATGATATATACCATAGTGTTTTGACATCATAGATCTAAGAGCTTCCACGATAAACGCACCATCTTTAATATCTGTTGTTTCTTCGTCCGAGATATTGAAGCCAGATATTTCGAGTTGATTGAAAATCATAGGAGCTAGGTTTGCGATAGTTTCTTGGATATGATACAGTTTCATCATTTCAACATTACGAGTTATATCCTCTAGGGCAATAACTTCTTGCTGTCTTGAGTTCTGCTTCGGAAACTGAATCACGTTATTCGATTCTTTTTCTATCAAATTATAATACCCTATTTGATATTATTAGTCAACACCTATTATTTAGGATTATGCATATCCCGTCAGACGAGAACCGTATTCGGTAAACGAGAAGTCGTACACCTTACACTGAGTACCATCAGTAATTGTTTTAATTACTTTCTCTCGTTTGCTAGGATCTACGTAGAAAATAAAGAATCCACCACCACCAGCA